AGATGTTGAAGAAGCAAGATAGTTGACCAAAGTACAGTTTTGTGCGTTACCCCACTGTGTAAAATGTTCCCCTGCTGCGGGTGTAGCACTAATGTTTGCATAACCGCCTACGGTATATGTTCCAGAACCATTGCCATAATGGACATAAAGGAGGGTAGTTGCCATAGTTTATGCCCTCGCGTAATTGATTTGAACGCCGATGAGACCGGCATCAATTGCCATGGTATCATTCGTGCCATCGGTAGCAACACGCCGAATCCTGATTATCATGCCACAGTTAGCCGCCGCAGAACCACCGGGAGTGACCGCCGTGCTTTCAGGAGAAATATAATAATCACTGGTTGTTCCACCGGTATCGTTTACCTGCACGGCTGTACCAAAAGCCGTATCCAACGTTAAATCATTGGCATACGCAACTGCGTCTACAGCCCATGCAACCTTAAAGTTGGTTGTAGTTGCAGCGTGTTTCCATAATATGTTATAGGTGAATGTACCTCCGTCATAATCACCGGGCATCGCAAAAAGAACACTCTGTGCATATTCAATGGCATCTTTATCAAAATCAAGGGTTTTAATATCCTGCTTATTTGTTCCCATTGATGTGGTAGCCAGAGGAGCACAACCCGTTGTTGCCTGAGGCGACATGCCAGCCGCAGAGATGAAGATTTGGGATGCAACAGCGGTCAGGTCAATGGTCGCTTCACCAAGTGTACCATCGTGGTTGTGGGTCGCATTGAAGGTTGCCACGTCTGCTGCACTTACAGCGGGGTCAGTCCCAAGTTCGGTTTCGATGTGAATGACGGCATCTTTAAGTTGTTTTATATAACTGGAAACCAGTATTTGTTTAAGTGCTGTTCCAGTGGCATATCCAGATGGTGTACTAGCCAATGCGCCCCTTTTTACATTTGTAAAAACATATCCTCCGGGAGCATCTTTTGTTTCACAGTAGACAATCTCTCCGGTTGGAAAAGCAAAAAACGTAGGTACGTTTATATTTGTAAGAGCTTCATTAACAGTAAAAGTTTCTACAGCGTCATTAATACCTCCATCAAGAGTTAAACGAACACCATCGAAGGGGTCTCCAAAAAGAGTTGCAGAACTATCCAGCGCACCCGGAAAGACCGAAGCGGTTGGCACTACAGGTGTTGTCATATTTATTATCCTCCTAGATTATGATTACATAAAGATTATTTGTGGATAGCCTCCGCTTAACCATGTAACGGTTAATACGGCTTCCGGTCTGGTGGCGTGCTCAATGGCTACGATTGAAGCCTGTGCATTGTTATCACTGCTGTCATTTACAATAAAGATTTGAAGGTAGTTATCGGTTGTCCACCCCGGTCTATCAATGACTTCCTGAATGACAGATACAAGACTTGGTGTGTCATAACTTGTTCCAGATGTAAAGCCAGACGCAAAGTCCCAATCCACCCCTGCGGTTGTTAAAGTCCTGCCCCACATATCACTTCTGGATGTGGGGGTTGCGGCAGTATCGGCATCCTCTGCTCTTATCTTTGTGCGTATGGTATACCCGTCTGCATTGGTATCTGCCATCAGGGTTAGATATGCCGACTGGATAGCAGACGCGGTTGGAATCGGCAATTGAAAGCGTAAACTTGTCCTGTTCTCACTTACTTGACCTCCAGTAGTATGTTGCCCTATCCAGTTATGGGTGTTAGTAGCAGTCCAGCTATCATCGTTTGGGCCGTAAAGTCCACCGGTATCATTTACAACCGTATAAGCTCCCATGTTTCATCTCCTTTTATGGTAACTCAAATGTAAGGGTTACAAGCGCATAGGTAACGCCTGTTCCAGCGGCAACCACTTCTACCCAAATAATATTATCTGTTGCCACGTCATCTTCGCTTGTGTTGATTACTGCTTGATGAGCATCAGTGGTCGTATCATATTCACTTACATCAATGGTGATATTGGTGGAAAGCATGTTGGTAGTACCGTTTTGTACACTGAACTCCACGCCTCCGCTTGAAGAAGCACCACTCGAACCATCCAAACCAACGTTTGCAGCAACAGCCACAAGGTTCATCCCGTTCATCGAAGCAGGGATTCTAAACTTTGCCCTGTTGGAAGTGGTGAGCGCGGTTGAACCGTTCAACGCTATTTGCACAACCCTATCTATGTCAGCCAGAGGAGTGTCAATTATAATGTCTCCGGTAATGACTAATTTCCAAACCGAAGCGACATATGACGCATATATAGAACCAACTTCTACTGGTGTGGCAGAATCATCATAAAATTTCAACTTGTTCGCATCTGTAGGGCTTGTATTCCCAAGAACGGAAATTCCATTATCGTCCAGTATGATATTTCCTGATGCGCCTGATTTTATTTCCAAACCATCGTCATAAGTATAACGTAAGTGTCTGTCTAAATCTCCAATACCAATACCGTAAACTTCTGATGTATAGCCCAAGAAACCATTCATGTTGCCAAATCTGGCGATATTCTCTGTCTGGTCATAGGCAGAACCTGTTCTTCTGAACACGCCGAAATACGGGCCGAAACCTCTTGAACCGTTCAAGTCCAGCCAACCTCCCGCTCGTGAACTGAACACGCCGAACTCTGTTGTGTCTACGGTCACTCCGTCATCGACTGAACCAAAAGGTTCATCGTAATCTCCAAAGCCAACTATGGCAGAAGAATCAACACTACCTGAACCTTTCCTGATGACAACATCTCCTGCTTCAAATGCCCCCGCACCAACACCGGCTAAATCTCTGATAACACCGTAGATATAACCTCCGGTAATCGGGTCTATTTCTGCACCGTTGTTTGTAATAGCCATCCATTCCGCCTGTCCGCCTCTGGAAAGATGTACCACGTCTGTTGTTTGGAAACTGTTTATATCCACAGAAATCGTTGTATCAACAGCCGCACATGGCGCAATAAGCACCGCACCATCCGTGATAAAGACATCGCCGGAGATGGTATTTATTTCACTTCTTCTAAATACAACCGAAGAGATGTTGCCTCTTAAACTAATATCGTTAAATTCCGCATGACCTGTTTGGGTTATTTGCCAACCCTCCACTCCGGCATTAAAATTGGCGCTTTGCAAATCGAAGGCAATCTCTCCGCTTGACATGTAAACATCCCCGGATTCAGTAACCCTGAAAGGAGCGCTGGCTGGTGTGACATTACCAGCCCAAAAACGTATATCATCTCCCGTGGTAACCGCAGACGACATGCCCACCATTCCTGCCGTATCTTTAAGGTAATTTGAACCAACTATCCAGCCGCCGATATTACCTGTCAGAGCGGTGATATTGCCGCTCAAGGTCGCACTGGTGGCGGTGATGTTACCAAGAGAATCGAGGGTAAAGTTCTCCGCCCTTACCAGAAGTTTCGTACCATCCCACTGCAGGTAGTTGTTTATATTGGAGTACAGGGATATCTTTGGAGCATTGGAATAACCCAACCAAGCACCTACGTTGTTGCCATATTCGCTCGGAGGAGTTACACCAAAAGAGATATATCCCTTGCTGTTAATGCTGGCATTGGGTATGTTGATACTTCCCGCACTGACCGTCCAGCCTCCAACCGAACCCTGCGTAAGAGAGGAAGGTGCTGAGTTGCTGCCAAGCTGCGCGGCTGCCCCCAAGATATCGCTATAAATAAATGAAGAGTTATCAAGACGAAAACTGTTGCCGAATGTCAACCCAAAGCTGGTCGGGTCATCATAGGTAAGAGATAGCTCAAGCAGTACGGCTTCTATTGTAGACGAATCATCCTTCCTGATATTAATGACCTTACCAATGTCAAGTTGCGTGGTGAATGCAGAATACTCTGAAAGCGCCACGAAGTTCATGAACTCGCCTGAGAACTCGTATCTTGGTTGAGATGCTTTTGCCAGAACCGTCATGGACTGGTTGTATAGTATCTGCGACTGTGCCTGTATCTGTGCAGGGGTCATCGAATCGGTCACAATGATATTACTGTTCGTATAGGTGTTCTCATAGATATAAGAAGTCAGTTCCAAGTATTGCGCCTGAGTCATATTTCCAGTGTAAGAAATGATGGTCAGATATGCCAGCAGGTCTGTTCGAATCTCATCCAGAGAAATAGTGATGCTCGTACTAGGAATGATGCTCTGGAAAAGGCTGTATAAACTGTTTATTGAAGTTATGATTGCGTTTATATATGCTGTTAGGGAAGCCAAGTCGCTCGCCACTGGAGGATAAGAAGAGAAACCTGCTGCTACAAAATTGAAAAGAGTAAGCAGTTCGCTGTTCACACTTGATATCAGAGTGGTGATATTCGTTGTCTGAGCCAGTAGATAAGCCGGGTCAAAGTTAGGAGAAGTGGATGTGGATGTATATATGTTCGTCCAACTGGTTGTTATTTCTCCAATGCTTGCTTGCATGGTAACAATATCTTCTTCAAAATTATGATAAGAAATCTGGCTGGTAAAGAACAGGCTGTGGACTATTTTTCTAAGGTTTCCCTTGATGCCGTCCATGCTGTTCTGCAAACTTTCTATATCGATTTCCTTGCTGGTAAGAAGGATTTGCTGAGCAGCGATGCTGGCATTTATGGGTATTAATTGGGTAGGTGTATATCCCTGTTGAGTTTGTGCTTCCCTGATATCCAACATGCTTTTCAAAGCAGAGTTCAGGTCAGCAAAATCTGCCAGTAAGGTGACCATTCGTATATTATATGTTTCAAGCGAAGTCAATTTAGTTGCATAAGCACCTTGATTGCCCAATAATTTTATTTCCCATGCGTCCAGAACATCAATCAAGCCCTGACTCATCCATTCCAGCGTTTTGAAATAACTGAAATCATAGATGATGTTGTTTCCGGTATCATTGACATAATGGATATCCAACCCTCCGCCTCCGTAGCAATACATGGCGGTGCATATTTCTTCGGTCACTTCCCTGAACTCCGTGCTTTTAACAAGGTTGTCAAAGGAAAGGATAATGTCTGTATTTGCATCTGGAATGACGTTGGAATAGGCGAACACGGTTTTATTGAAGGTATCAAATTCAAAGACACAACCGTAGGCTTTTTCCATGTCCGTGACAAGAAAGTTATAAGCCGTGCTGTTGTTAACATTGAAGGTGCGATAAAGAGGAACTAAGGAAGAATCGACAGCCCCAATCGTCCAAGTTGGTTTAAGGTCTAGCACAGTTTGCAATAAAGCTGCAAACTGGTAAGTGCCGGAAAAACCGGTAAGCCTTGGTGCGAGCAGTTCCGCTTCCAGAGATAGCGCGGTTACATTCTTAACCGGTACACTGCCCGTGTTGTTCTCAGGACAGTTTGTAATAATATAATAGCCAACCCCCGTAATCAGGACAAGCATCTTTCCTTGAATCCTTGCATAAGCGGGGTCAATCGTTGTTTCCCCATCAGCAGATTGAGGATAAATAAAGCTGACTTCCGAAAGCGTATTATAACGTAATGTATTTTTTATTGTATATGCGAGCGGAAGTGCGTATAGTTTATCTTTATTGGGAGCGCAAAGGGTCAGGGAAGGGACTTCCGCTTGATTGAAATAGTTAAATAATTGGTTCACTTTGCCTCCTTTCTATTAGCCGCCAATTTTCACAGCCACAGGACTGGTGATTTCCAGTTCTTCGATATTTCCTGCAACCGTAAGATTGTTAATCCCGCGTATGAACCGCAACCAGTTCTGGTTGAAATTGTACAGGGGATAGGTTACCAGTGTAGAAGAAATGAACTGATGGCTACAATCCAATGTTACAACTTCGTTGGGGAGCAAGTTCAAAACAAAGACCCTGCTGTTGCTGTCGGTTGTGTTAGTAATGCTTACAGAACCTCCAAACATATTGGCGGTGATGATTACTTCTGTCGGATAGGTATAAAAGTTGTCTGCTGACCAGTTGGGGAACGGGATATACGCCGTTGTAAAATGAGAAGTATAATTATAAACACGTGTTCTTGATTCACGCCAACCCCAAGGGGAATCGCAAACAGCCGTTGTGGTAAAACCCCGAATGGTATTTCCTACACGCACAATTTGTGGTGCGGTCAGGAAAGCGTTGAAGTACATGTCTATCATGTCGTTCTGGCAAATCCTGAGTTCTTTGTAGTTCATCTTTCCAAACAACCAGCCGGATATCTCCGAAAAGGTATCCGGTGTGATTTCATCGGGAGACATAACAGATAAAGGAAAAGACAGTACGGGGGTTTGCTCTGCGCCCCAAAACAAGGGCACGCTTCTCCTAAAGAGCTTCTGTGTTAAAAGGGATACATCGCTGGACGCAGCCGTTGAAGCAACTCCTGCACCGTCCAGTTCTCCGAGTTGTACGTTATAAAACTCTGATGGCGTACCATCAAAAATGAAGTCCTTTGCATAAAATGCCATTTTTATCCGTTGCCTTTCTAACCACTATACTGGTTGGTTGCTCTTGAAATCCCTCGTTTATATAACGTGCTGTTCAGTTTTTCCAACACTTTGTCAGCCATGCGTTCGAGGTCGGGCATAACACTTTTGTCAAGGTTACCCATTACTGTGATTGGCATTGAAACGCCTCCAAACGAGTTGTTTACAGAACTCTTGTTCATTTTGTTCAGTGCACCAATACCCAAAGAATCAACAATTCTCTTTCTAAGGACAAACTCTCCGGGCATGAGCAGGGCGTTGACCGAATCTCTTCCCGGCGTACCTCCAGTGACCAGACCGCCTTCTGCACCTTTATAATCCCCGTGTGCTTTGTTTTTAGCTTCATCTATAATCCAATTTCCTTTAGAGTCACGCATGTAGTGGGGAGCTACTGTTGCAGTACTTCCCGTGCTGCTTCCTGCAGCACCTTTTTTATCCATGTTTTTGAGAATGCCTTTTAGTGCTTCTTTCAAGCCTTCGATAAATTTGTCTATTAAATCTATTTGACCATTTATCATATCTTCATAGGCTTTGTATTCTCTATCCAGTGCATCCATCTGCAGGTCATAGGCTCTGTCTGTCTGCGTCTTGTCCAAATCTTCTTTGGCTTTTGCCAACTCTTCTTCAAGTTTCAAACGGGTGGCTTTTGCTTCTTCGCTGTTATCCAGCGAGATAGCCAATAGTTCGTTCTGTACTTTGGCAAGGGTATGAGACTTGTCCCTGAGGGTATCCTGATAATCAGCCTCTTCCTTCATTGATTTAAGGAGAGCCTTTCTTGCATCGATTATTTTCTTATAATCTTCAAGTTTTTGTTTTAAAGCGGCTTTTTCTTTTTCTGCGCGTTCTATCCTTAAATCATACTCTTCCTGTGTGGCTTTCTTTTGTGCAGCATACGGGTCTCCACCACTGCCACCGCTGCCTCCACCGGGTAAGGAAGCAGCATTTAACATATCCAGCATTGCCTGAATTCCGGTTATGTTATTTTCAGCGGCTGCTTTTTGCTTTATCATTTCTTCCGTGTTAAGACGCAGTCGTATACGCAGGTTAGCTTCGGCTAACGCAAGCTGGTTGTCAGCCAATGCCTTTTCTAGCGTTTTTCTGCTATTCTTTTCCAACTCGTTTGAACTTAATTGAAAAGCACCGTTCTCATAGCTTATATATCGAAGAAGGTCGGAATGTTTGTTGACCAAATCAAGCACTGTCTCTGCGCTTATTTCGTTGTTATCACTTTGTTCTTGCATAAGGTCGGTTGCGCTTTTTGTTGCATCACCGAGAAGTTCTATTGCGTCTTTTCCTTCTCCAGCAGCCATTGTAACATTAATAAGACTATCAAACAATTTTTGTACATCGGCGGGCATGTCTGCATATCCCAAGGCATCTTTCATGCGCATAATTGCAGCACGAATTTCTCCATCAGCTATAACCCACTTTCCCTCAACATTTTCAGCAGTTATTCCAAAACCGTCCAATCTTGTAAAATCTTCTGCTGACATAATTCCCGTGTCTGCTACTCTTTTCTTGATGGCAGCCAAATCATCCAAATCTTTTTTCAAAGCGTCTGTTTTAGTAAGAACAGCACCATAGTCTACCAACGGTGGTAAACCTTTTTGTGCGCGGCGATAATTCTCTAACTGCCTAAGTGCTGCATCCCTTATTTTTACTTGTGTAAGTCTGGCTTGTTCTGCATTATAGTCGTTTATCGCATCCTGCGCTGCTTTACTTTTTAGACCACTTTCAAATTCCAATCTCTCTTTTTCTGTTTGAAGACTTGCATATACAGCCACTGCGTCTCGGGCAAATTGAACGTTTGCTAACTGTATTTCGTTTAAAGCTCTTTGTGCTTCGTTTACATCTTTTTGGGTTACTTGCCCTATTGTAATCCAACCACTATCATCTGTATAACCTGTTTGTACACCGGCAGCCACTATAGCAGACAGTCTTTCTGCTTCTTTAGCATTATCTACTGCAACCCTGTTCCCCGCTTCTATCGCGGCTTTAGCATCTTGAAGGGCTATGTCTTTTTTAATTTGTAATTCTTCATCTAATAGAACCAGTGTTTCAGTTAAAAGAGCGTTCTCACTTATAGTAAAGTTTAACTGGTCATCCCAAGTTCCAGAAACAATTCCACCGCTTAAATCATAAATTTCTTTATAAATCTCGTAAAGTCTCTTGGTTTCATCGGAAGTAAGGGCTGTTTTAGCACGCAAAACGTCCATTTCTCCCCAAAGAGATTTAATTTTATCTATACTACCTTGCGCATCGGCTAATGCGGAAGACGAATCAGAGGCTGTTTGTGCGAGTTCTTCCCATGCTTTTTGGTGTCTTTGAACTGCTTGGGTCGCATAGTATATTCCGTAAGCAATGAGAGCAAGAGCGGCAACGATTAGAGTAATTCCACCAGTAGCAATTGTTGTAGCTGTTCCCGTTACCACCCCAAAGGCTGTAATTGCCTGACTAGCGGTTGCAGCACCAGCGGCAACCAGTTGAAATCCACGCCAAGCAGCCATAATTAGAGGAATCAATGCGGGAAGTTTCAAAAGTGTAAAAGATACCCCTAAAGCAATGATAACGGTTTTCAAACCACCAACCGAATCTATGAATTTAATAATACTGGATGTTGCTTTTAATATCTGTACTATGAAACCGTTCTTTATGCCATCCTGCCATACGGCTTGTAAGGATGACTTAACTTCATTCAGGGCAGCTTCAACACCCTTTAAATATATCTCATATCTTTGAGATGCCAATCCCCCTGCTGAAAATTCCAGTTTTTGCAATCTAAGTGCATCTGCCATGTTTCCCATCAAGACGTTGAACATGTTTGCCTGACGAACACC